GTCCGGAAACGGCATCATTGAAATAGCTGGTATCACCATCTACAAGTCAATGAACATTCCTTTCTTTGGCAACTTCGGTACTAAGTTTGGTACAGGTTCTGCAACAAACCCCGGTGTAACTGCACCTACAAACACAGGTGACTTCGTTGGAGAAACTATGGCAGACGAAAGAGCTGGCACATCTGCAACAAAGACTGTTAACACATATGGTAACTCTGACAACTTTAATAACAGTTGCGGACTTATCTTCCAGAAAGAAGCTGCTGCTTGTGTAGAGGCAATCGGCCCACAAGTACAGGTAACTTCTGGAGACATCTCAGTTGTATACCAAGGTGACGTAATTCTAGGTAGACTCGCAATGGGAGCTGATTCATTGAATCCAGCTGCTGCTGTTGAGCTTATCGCTGGAGCTGCGGTATCTAACTCTACAACAACTTTTGAGTAATTTATACGGGAGCTTCGGCTCCCCCTTTTTCTTATGGCAACCACAACTATTGACCTCGATACCGAACTATCCGCAGTGAACTCTATACTGGGAGCTATCGGACAATCACCATTGACTACTCTTAACTTTGACAATCCAGAAGTAGCAATGATTTACAACCTACTCCGTGATGCTAACGTAGACACGCAGGCAGAGGGGTGGCATTTTAACACAGAAAAACATGTAAAGTTTGCAATAGACACTAATGGCAAGATAGCTATTGGTAATGATATACTGTCTATGGATTTACATGATAATCAAGCTCGCCGTACACATAACCTAGTACGTCGTAATGGCTTTATATATGACAAGCAAGATCACACAGATGTATTTACAGCTGACCTAGATCTTGATGTTGTCAGATTATATAACTTTGAAGACTTACCTATCATCTTCAGAAGATACATAACATACAGAGCATCTAGAGTTGCTGCTACAAAGTTAGTTGCAAACCCACAGTTGGTAAAATTACTAGCTCAACAAGAAGCACTTGCAAGAGCTGCTCTCATGGAGTATGAGTGCAATCAGGGCGACCATAGTATGTTTGGATTTGAAGATGATACTGCATATCAAACCTATCAACCTTGGAGAAACCTTAGAAGATAATGGCAAGTATCACACAAACTATCCCTCAATACTCACTAGGAATGTCAGAACAGCCTGACCAGCTAAAGTTTCCCGGTCAGGTAACAGAGGTAACAAATGCAATACCAGACTTGACAAAAGGTTTGTTCAAAAGACCGGGTGCTAAACGTATAGGCACTGACGCACTATCGAGTGTACAGAGTGGAGGTTCGTGGTTCCATTACTTTCGTGATGAAACAGAAGGATCTTACATTGGGCAAGTAGCTGCTGATGGTCAAGTCAGAGTCTGGCGTTGTAGCGATGGTACATTAATGACTACAGCCTATGGCACAGGTGGTCAGACAGCTATACAAAACTATCTAGCTACAAGCACACCAGAAAACTTACAGTTCTTAACAATCAATGATACGACTTTTGTTACCAACCGTGATACTACTAATGCTAACACTCTCGTTGGGACAACGGGAACTACAGATGCTACACCAGATGCTCACTTCGGCTTCATAGAACTCTTACGTACAGAAAACGGTAGACAGTATGGTGTCAATATAAACAACGGTACAACTGTTACTACATTAACACGAGCTACCAAGATAAAAATTACAGATAACAGTTATGACGAGGGTGATGGCTCAGGTCACTGCCCCGGTATAGGAACTGAAGTATTTGCTGTGACAGCTAAAAGTAGCTATGGTTCATCAGAAAATATAACTCATGTAAAGAATAGTGGTGGCACTACGATTACATCAGGTAAAACTAATCTAACATTTCGTGTTACTGCACTAGGTCAACAAGGTGTTAGCCCTAACTATAGTGCTAGTCAGAATGGCCCCGGTGGTAATAACTACAGATGCAGCTACAATATAGAAGCTGTGTTACTACATGGCGGTGAAGGTTGGGCTGTTGGTGATGTAGTTAGAGTTATACCAGAGTCTGCTTCTGACGCTGATAGCTCTGACTCACAGGCATATGTAGATGTGACTGTAACTGAAATAGAAAGTACACAAGTAAATGCTACTATATCCTCTAATGGTGACGGTCTTATACGACCAGCACCTACCCCTTTTGATGCTGATACAGCTGTTACTACTGATACTATTATTGGTGGTATTATAGATGACTTACCATCTGGTATTACAGGTAAACACATAGGCACAGGTATATATCTATCTAGCACTAACCCATTTAGTGTAGAAGTTGTTGAAGAAGATTTAATGAGATGCTTTCAAACGTCTGTTAATGATGTACAAAACTTACCTAACCAATGTAAACATGGTTACATAGTCAAGATTTCTAACTCTAGAATGTCAGATGAAGATGACTACTATCTTCGTTTTGATGGCGAAAATAATAGAGATGGTGTTGGCTCTTGGTCTGAATGTGCAAAAGCAGGCATAGCCAAGACTCTTACAAATATGCCACTTGTAATACAGCGTACAGCTACAACTACATTTACTGTCAAGCAGTTTACATATCAAGATAGAAGAGTTGGTGATGATACAACTAACCCAATGCCTTCTTTCGTAGGTGCACGTATCAACAAAGTATTGTTCTTTCGTAACCGATTAGCACTGCTGTCAGGTGAGAATGTAATTACATCTAGACCGGGCACGTTAGGAACTCCTGACTTCTTTAACGAAACAGCTTTGACTGTATCTGCTAGTGACCCTGTAGATATATCAGCTGCGTCTATGTTTCCTTCAGAACTCTTTGATGGTATAGAAGTAAACACTGGTTTGGTAGTATTTAGCACAAACCAACAATTCCTACTTGCAGCAGATGATACAGTTTTTAACCCTGATACTGCAAAGCTACGTAGTATATCCACGTTTAATTATAACGAAACAATACCTCCAATATCTCTAGGTACAACACTCGCATATGTTGACAACTCTGGTAAGTTTAGCCGCTTCAATGAGATGGCAAACATACAACGTGAAGGAGAGCCAAGCATAGTAGAGGTAAGTAAAATTGTACCTACACTGCTACCAAAAGACATAGACTTATTGACAAACTCTAGAGAAAACTCTATAATATTGTTAGGTAAGACTGGCTCAGATGATGTCTTTGGTTATAAATATTTCCAAGTATCTGAGCAAAGACAACAGGCTGCATGGTTCAAGTGGAAATTTAATAATCCATTGATATATCATTTTATTATTAATGATGAATATTTCTTTTTAGATAGTGACTATTATTTACAAAGTGTAAAACTAGTGCAGACTGAGACAGACCCTAGCATAGTACAAGATAATGTCGACTTCTTATTACATGTGGACAATCATACTACTGTTAGCGGTGGCAGCTTTAACGCAACTACAAATATAACCACATTTACTGGTGTCAGTTGGTTAAATACAGTTACCACACCTAACCATGATTTAGTTGTGATTGACACAAACTCCAGCTCCACACGAGTTGGTCGATACGCAAAACCTACAATTAGTGGCACGAGCTTTACCTTACCCGGTAACTGGTCTGGTGTTACACTTACTATAGGTTATATATACCCTTACGAAGTTAAGTTTCCTACATTCTATGCAACCAGACGAGAAGGTAACAGTTCTCGAGCTGATGTAAACTCATCACTGGTGCTACATAGAATCAAGCTTCACTTTGGTAAGATAGGTTTATACGAAACCACACTTGAACGTGTAGGTAAAAATGATTATACAGAAGTATACGAGTCTACAGAACTCGATGAGTATGATGCTTCAGATGCACCATATCTTGAAGAGTTTATCAAGACTATACCTGTATATGAAAAGAACACAAACGTAGATGTAACACTACGATCGTCGCACCCAGCTCCAGCTACATTACGTGCTGTATCTTGGGAAGGTGACTACTCACCCAAATATTACAAACGTGTCTAATTACATACACCCACTTACATTGGAGGCTGCCGCTCAGGTTGCCTCTAATCTCCGCTCAGATGACCGTAGAGAGGTCGAAGAAGGTCATGGCATACCATCAGCCCTTTTACCCTCTATCATGGCTCACAACCCATCCTACGTGTATTTTACAGTGCCTGACGGCAAGACTGCTGGCATGGCGGGAGTAGGAGAAGAAGGTGATATATGGATGCTTTGCACTCCTGATATACACCGATATCCAATTACATTTGCAAGAGAGGCCAAACGGTATGTCGATAGCCGTACTGAGCCACTCCTCTGGAATATAGTTGACGTTAGAAACAAGGCACATTTAAAACTGCTCAAGTTTCTAGGCTTTAAGTTTTTACGTAAGTTAAAACATGGGCCAAACAATTTAACATTTATTGAATTTTGCCGTGTGCGTAGACGCTAATGCAGGGGCAAGGGCACAAGCTAGAGCAGCCGCTGCTGCTAAAGATGCCCGATATGCTTCTGAATCTCTAAAGTTTTTTAACAGAGAAACTACTTTAGAAAGAACACAACAACAGAATGTCATAGGTTTTTCACGAGATCAAAGTGACGCTTATGCACAAGCTGTAGCTACCATAGGAAAAGGTAGAAAAAGAGTCGAAGATGCTACCAGAGCTTACTTTGCTACAATGTCTGTAGACGAAGGTGGTCGTAGTAGACGATTTGGTAAATTAAAATATCAAGGCTTACTTGCTAAAAATGCAGAAGTCGAGAGTACAATACAGAATGTACTTGGACGTAATATGGCATACTCACAAGAGGGTGCTAGACGTGTGTTCCAAGTTAAACAGGCACAAGCACGAGAAGCTTTAGGTATCAGACCAGAGTATGGTGCACCAGTTATGTTACCTCCAACAAACAGACTTGGTGGTGCGTTACAAATTGCTAGCCAAGTGGTCGGTATTGCTAGTGGTGCTAAAAATATTTTTGAGTTCTAATGACATCATCATTTTCTAATCTAGTCGGTACGGAAAGGGACAGGATTCCTGACCTACCGGTTAGTAACTACGCCTCTACCGAAGCTAACATGGAAGAGGCAGTCAACAAACAGATTGACACAAACATAGCAGACCAAGAAAGATTCTTTAAAGAACTTGGTGACATAGAAGCACTTAAAGCACAAAACTTTTTTGACAATCTCAGCAGTCTCAACCAGCTTGTAGGTTCAGTAGCTCAATATAAAGAAGCTTCAGATAGAAACAGAGAAGCACGTGAGACACTTAAGTTTGCTAAAAATCTTTACGAGACTAAACAAAACGAATTTTTAGAGTTTCAAGAAAAGCGACGTGACATGACTGATGCTGAACAGGAAGCTGTGTTACGAGAAATGGCTGACGGTGATCCACAGATCTATGAGTTTCTAAAAGCAAGATATGCACCAGACCTTGAGCAATTAGAGTCAAATGATTTTAGACAAGGCTACAATGATTTTGCAGTCAGTGGTTTTAAGAATAGAGTACAAGGTAGAAATTTACTTAACAAGGCAACAAGGCTGGAAGCTGTAGAAGGTGCAGACGATATTATTGAGAATATTGTTACTAAGTATTTTATAGATGCAAAAGCTAAAGGCTTGGATGTAAAGAGTAGAGATCTACGTAGACACTTCCTTAAGGAGCTATACCCAGCACTTGTCAAAGCAAAAGAAGAAACCTTAAGAAAATATGATACAGTAAGTACTAATAATTATCTAAACAATGTAGATAGAGAAGTAGACAACTTAATTATTAGCACAGTCAACTCTAAAAATGCAGATACACAAGAGTATGACGGAATCTACGATGACGATGAAGTAGGTCTAATACAACTTGTAATGAATAAAAAAGGTTTGACTAAAAAGCAAGCCTTAAATCACATAATTGAAAGAATATCTGAAAATAAAGGTTTTTTAGAAACTGCCGGTATCTCACACTTTATGAATAAGGCCAAGTTTAAACACTCTGGTCAGCAAGGAAAAGTATCAGAAGGCTACATAAACTCTGGTATAGGCACTCAAGGAGAGATAGATGGTAATATAAAGTATCTCAATGATGTAATAAGTGAATCCGTAAAAGGTAATGATAAGTTGTATAATACTGAAGTCAAAGCTTCTCAAGAAAGAGTAAGACAGCTAGAGCTTCAAGGATTGCCAGAGACTGAGTACAACATGGCTATAGCGGAAGAGCAAGCTTTATTCTTTAGAAAGTTAAAAAGTCTAGGTCTAGAAAGCTATTCTATCACACCATCTCATTTATTAAAAGATGAGACTTCTGGTGTAGGCAATGAGTCATACTCTAATCGGGTAGGTAGAGGTAACAAAATATTTGATATTGTAAATGTAGAAAACGATTTTATTACCAAGCTAAGAGTAGCTAAAAGAGATCCAAACCTTGAACTTACTAGCTTGCAGAAGAATATACAAGTCAAATCTGCTGAGTACGAACTGACTCAAAAAGTTAATGAACGTATGGCAGGCGATCAAAACTTAACACTAGAAGCTGCACTAGAACTTGAGTATCCAAAGGTTTTAGAAAAGTTACTAGCTGGGGACTATTCAGCTAAGGTTGATATTACTAGACCAACACTACCAGTAGATATACGTAACGATCAGACTTTCTTGAAGGACAATGGTGTTGATGCTACAATGAATCAGAAAGAGTTTGTATCTCTTGACGAGAAACGTGCATTAGATCAGTTGTATGATTACTATGAAAGTGGTTTCAAAACACCATTTCCACAATATTTTAGAAGCGTGACTCATGGTACAAACGTAATGCCACACGAGTATGCTCTTGCAAGATATAAAGCTATGTTCCCGGGTGACACTAGCAATATGAAAAACCCAGAGACATTCTTTGATCTAACAGAAGAAGAGCAACGTTTCTTGTTTTTACGTCAGAATCAGACTAAAAATCTAACTTTACTTAATGGTGATGATGATGTAAGGGCAGAAGAAAAAATGTTTAATGCTCTTAAAATTACAGATAACACAAGTTACTATAGAGATCCTAACAGTAATGTATTTACAAAACCAAAAATCAAACTAGAAGAAATGACAGTTGCAGATGCGTACAGAAAAGCTAAGGCTGGTGCGACTGATTTTGGTATGTTTCAGATTAGTTCACAAGAACTTATAGAAGTTGTAGAAGCTGGCGGTATAAGAGTAGATGCTGTAATGGATGAGAATACTCAAAAACTTATAACTCTCGGTCTGATGAGAGTACAAGCCAATAAAAGTAACAGTATCATGGGTGCATTAGTTGACGCTGATAAAGACTGGCGTAGATTAACTAACCTATCTGATATAGAAAGAACACAGGTGTTACGGTTCTTTCCTAATCTTAGAGGCATGAAGAACAACCAGTTTCAAAATTTACAGGGTGATATAAACGAGATAATTTTAGATAATGTAAAAACACAAAAAAGCAATAAGTATTTGGATGCACTAATCAAAGATTATGTAGACAATGACTTTGGAGGAACAACGATTTAATGGACTCAGGAAAATATATGATAGACGACGATATGATCGACGAGCTAGGTCAAGTAGCTGAAGACATATCAGACGACTATCGAAACCGGATAATAGCCGAAGAAGAGGCAAAGTCAGAGCAAGCTCAGGCCGAACAACAGGCCGTTGACACACAAGCTGATCCACGCAACTCCGATACATGGGGTGCTAAGGCACTCATCAAAGAGGGTCAGTCTATTTTATCTGGTGGTTTACAAGATACTGCATCATCAATCGCTACGTTTCCAGAACGTACAGTCGATGCTTTGTCTGGGGAGATGCAAAGACAAAGGGAAGAGACTGGTTCATACAAGCCAGACTTTACACCTTTTGGTGGATACGATAATCCAATCGAAACAAGAACATGGTGGGGTAAACAGCTTAGAGGTCTAGTGCACTTCGGATCTCTAGCAGCTGGTACAATACTAACTGCAAAAGCTGCGGCAGCTACAGGTGTAGTTGCTTTGCCAGCCGGTCTTATAGCACTAGCTAAAGGTAATGTTGTAAGAGGTATGGCTGTTGGAGCTGTATCTGATCTTATATCTAAAGAGTCAGATGAACAGAACGCTTTAGGTGCTTTACGTGACCGTTATGGTTGGATGGATACACCTATATCTACAAAAGATACCGACCATCCAGTTGTGATGAAGATGAAAAACATTGTTGAAGGTATGGGCATAGGTCTATTCTTTGACGGTTTTGCTTACACACTGGGTAGAGGTGGTAAAAACGTTGTAAAACAGATACAAGATAGAAATAAGAATCTAAAACAACAAACAGTACAAAACGGACTAGCACAGCTAAGACGTGGTGAGGTAGAGTTTAGAGCAGACAAAAATGCACCTATATCTCAGCCACATCAAGGGGCACACATAACAGAAGTAGAACCACAAAAAGCTCGTGAGCAGCTATCTCGTACTCGTAATGAGTGGGGTTCAGAAGAAGGATCTACTGGTTCTGTAACAACACCATACGAACGTGAGCGTATTGCTATGGAAGGTGCTACAGATGAAGAACAAGTAGAACGTATTATGCGTGGACTGATGAGCAGTGCAAAGTTCAAAGCAGAACTAGACGCTGTAAAAGGTAGTATACCAAAGCTAGCATCTAGGTGGAAAGAAGCAATCGAAGGTCATCAACGTATAACACAAGGTAGAAACGCCATAGAAATGACACCACAACAATACCTAAAAGAGTTACTAGAAGCTCAACCTGACATTGTTGATGGTATAGAAATATGGACATCTAAGAATGTTGTCATAGGTGACTTAGTTGTTGGTTCGTTACTTAAACAACTACGTGATCTAGGTACAGCTGGACGTGAAATAGCAGATCTAGTCGGTATAGATGATATAGATGGCCCAGCAAAACAAGTTGTAGATACAATGTTGACAGCTTTGTACCAAACTAAAAAAGCTAGATTCTTAAAATCTGACGCATTTAGACAGTTACAAGCTGGTAAACAGCCAAAATCACAGATAGTAGACGAAGTAATCACAGCAGAAATGCAAGATACAAAAGAGTCTATAATGTCTGTACTGAAGATAGCAAAAGATGATCCTGATGACAACCTACTCAATGCGTTGTTTGAAGCTTTTTCTATGATGAAAGATGTCAATACTCTTGAAGACTTTGACAGATGGGCACGTACAATACTTAAAGGTGGTTCATTAGCACCAGACGGCCCAGCTAGAACAGGTGCACTTATTCGTGAGCTAGAAGGTGTGATGAGTCATAGTATTTTATCAGGCCCTAAAACACCAGTTCGAGCAATCATGGGTACATCTGCTGCAACATTCTTACGACCACTAGCTACAGCACTAGGAGCAGCTGTACGTTATCCATTTGAGGGTGACTCTGCTACACTTAGAACTAGCCTAGCTGCGGTCAACGGTATGATAGAAGCTATACCAGAGTCGTTTACTCTATTTAGAGAAAAACTAAACTCATACTGGAAAGGCGATATACGTACAATCAAAACACGTTTTTCAGAGTATACACAGGCAGATGATAACTGGGAAATACTACGCCGTTGGGCAGAAGATAGTGGTAGAGCTGACGCTGGTGAAGTAGCAGCATTTCGTATGGCTAATATGGCTAGACAAATGAACAATACCAACCTGTTTACATACTCTACAAAGATCATGGCTGCAACTGACGATGCGTTTGGTTACATTCTTGGCCGTGCTAAGATGCGTGAAAAAGCGATGCGTAGAGTCTTAGACATGCAAAGTATTGATGGCATCAAACTACCAGAAATAAACAAAGACTTGATGAAAGCATACGAAGATGATTTTTATGCACAAGTATTTGATAAAGATGGTAATATTATAGACGAAGCTACAAAGTTTGCACGTAAAGAAGTAACACTAACACAAGATCTTACAGGCTTTGCAAAAGGTCTTAATGATGTATTTAGTGCTGCACCTTTAGCCAAACCATTCTTTTTGTTTGCTAGAACAGGTGTAAACGGTCTTGCTCTAACAGGTAAGTATACACCGGGTTTTAACTTCTTAGTCAAGGAGTTCAATGATATAGCATTTGCAAACCCAGCTGACCTAGCAAGTGTAAATAAGTATGGTATTTTTACACCAGAAGAACTTGCTAATGCTAGAGCTTTACAAACAGGCCGATTGGCTATGGGCTCTGCTGTAGTATTTATGGCTGTCAATGCTTGGATGCGTGGTGATCTTAACGGTAACGGCCCAGTTGACAGACAAAAAAGACAGGTATGGCTAGATGGTAAATGGGAACCTAGAACAATCAAGCTAGGTGACGTACGTATTGGTTATGATAACTTTGAACCATTTAACCTTATTATGTCTACGATTGCTGACGTAGGTGACGCAAGTGAGCTTATGGGTGAAGAGTGGACAGAAAACCAGTTAGGTAAGATATCTCTTGTTGTAGCACAGGCTATTACAAGTAAGTCATACCTAGCAGGCATACAGTCATTTGTAGACTTATTTGGCGCTAGACCCGGGCAAGGCCCACGTATTGTAGCATCTCTTGCTAATAACACTGTACCTCTTGCTGGTTTACGTAACGAACTTGGTAGATTATTTACACCATATATGCGTGAAATAAACTCAGGTATCATACAGTCTATACGTAACAGAAACTTACTTACTGAACAGTTAGTTGGTAAACAACAACGACTACCGATCAAGTATGATATGTTAAAACCTAATACTCCTATCAAAGATTGGGATTTTATGACAAGATTATACAATGCAGTAAGTCCTGTAACTTTAAACTTAGAGCAAAGTGAAGGTAGGCAGTTACTATTTAACAGTGGTTACGATCTTAGACAGTCTACATACTATGCTCCTGACGGTACAAAACTTACAGATAAACCAGAAATTAGATCTTTATTTACACAGGCTATAGGCGAATATAATTTAGAACTAAAACTTAACAAGCTAGCAAAAGATCCAAAAATTATAGCTTCTTTACAAGAAATGTATACAGATATAAAATCTGGTAGACGTGGTGAGTTTGATACAAAGGACTACTACCATAATAGAATTATAGGAAGAGAGTTTTATCTAGCACGTAATCAGGCTTGGGCTAAAATTAGCAAGCTACCTCAAGTACGTCGAGTTATACTTGAACAACGTCAACAGGAAATCGCACGTCTTAATAAACGCTCAGATACCGCAAACATCCTCAACATATACAAATAAATGGCAACAACATTCGTAGACTACACTGGGGATGGAAATGCGACGAAAGCGTTTTCTTTCCCTTCTATTCAAGAGTCTGATATAAAAGTAGAAGTGGATGGTGTTACAAAAACAACAAGCACACACTACAACATAACAAGCTACACTACTACAGGTGGTGGTAATGTAGTATTTACAGCTGGTAATATACCAACTAGCCCTGCAAAGAT